AAAATAGGCTTCTTTCTATCCGTAGCGGATATTGATTCTTTGATTAAAATAAAAACTGCGGTAGTAGAAGTCTTTAGAAATTTACTCTGTGAAAACGGAGACGAGATTACTACAGAAGCAGGTGACGATTTGGAGTATTGATGGCTAAAAAGAAAATATCTCAATTAACTACATTACCTAACCCTGTAGCAGATACCGATGTTATTCCTATCGTATCTGGTGGTACTACTTATAAAGTACCAGTCTCAGAATTACCTACAGGCACTGATGGTAAAAGTGCATATCAAATAGCAGTAGATAACGGGTTTGTTGGTAACGCTTTAGCGTGGTTAGAAAGTCTAAAAGGTTCAGATGGTGCCGATGGTAGTGACGGTGCAGATGGTTCTAACGGAACTAACGGTACTGATTTTAATTATAGCACTGTAGAGTTTTCAACAGATATTGATTTATCTGCACCTAAAGTAATGGAGGCTGTTACAGTCTCTAGTGCTCTTACTTTTACCTTGGTAGGTACTCCACAACCGTTTAAACCTACATACGTAAGAATGACAGCAGACGGTGTTAACACACCAGATTTTAGTGAATTTGCTGAATGGGGAAGTTCTCTAGGTTGGAATAATACAGAAGGTGTTTTGAACAATGTAACCTTCTTTCACGATGGTACAGAACCATGTATTACGATACTTCAATCGCTTACTACAGCCCCTGCACCAAGCCCTGCTCCATCACCAAGCCCATCCCCCAGCCCTAGTCCTTCACCTTCTCCTAGCCCTTCTCCTGCACCAGCACCTGCTGTCGCTAGGCTTGAAATACTCACAGGTGCTGTTGAATCTGGTAATGAGACTGATGGTTACAACTACCTTATGTCTACTGATGGTTGGTCTGGTTCTGCTGTGTCTGCTCAAAATAGTTTAGCAGGTGACGGTTATATCGAATGTATATTTGATAAAGTAAACGGTATTCTAGGATTTAAGACAGTAGGTGAAGCTGGAAGTTATACATCTTGGAACATGGGTGTTTATATTGATGGTGCCTCCAATACTCCTAAAGTAGTAGTTGCTGGTTCTGGTGGTGGTACACCTAACGTATCCGGTTCATTCTCATTTCCTACATATAACAAGTACCGACTGCGTAGAAGTGGTACAGACGTGTTTGTAGAGACAAGTAGTGATAACGGTTCTACTTGGGAAGGCGTACACACATATACTGGCATGTCTATGGAATTATTCCCTGCTGCTGCTGGTTATGTGACTGGCGATGGTATTACTGTATTTAGAGCTTCAGGTTTAACATGAGTTTCATACCCGGATTAAATGCACCTCCTAGACTTGTTATAGACAGTAATATAAACTTGATTGTAGACGGTAATTCTATTTATACTGATTACGCTGGTACTCCCATCCATACTTTAATAGGACAAAATGAACTATTTAGTGGAAAAGGAGCTACCTTGCATAATGTAGCTGCTTCTGGTTATTCTTGGATTGATATGATTGCTAACGGTAATAATGTCGATTCAAGATTTGATTCAGATAAGACTAATATACTTGTGTGTGCTGAAACCGCTAATGCTTGTAATACTGGTGGTTTTACTTCTAATGTAAGAACAGGTGAACAAGCATGGAGTGACTGCGTTACCTACGTATCTGCTAGAAAAGCCGCTAATCCTAAACTAAGGGTAATCCTTTGTGGTACTACTCCTAGTAATATAGGAAGTACATGGGAAAGCAGAGTACAAACATTTCATACACTAGCCAAAGCAAATTATCGTTCAGCAGGTATAGAGTATTATGTAGACTTTAGAACTTCTGATTCTCCTGCTTTTAACCATACAGGTACATTGTCAGTATTTGAGGCTTATTCTAGTTATTGGGCAGATGCTTATTTGCATTTAACTACAACAGGTAAGACTGAGATGGCTAGACAAATATGTAAACAAGGTATCAGTAAGATGTTTAAGAAGGTAGTTTAATTAAGTCTATTACTATTTAACTTGAAATTACAACAAAATCGTGGTATAATTATTTATTATGCTGCTATAAAAATAATAATTATATGGAAAAAGCAGATACTAAGAATAAAGAAGATACTCAAGAAGTATTCAAAGCATTAAACCATGAGTTAATGCAAGCAACTTTTGTTGTTATGGTTCCTGATGAAATAGATGCTCACGGTGATATTACCGATGCAGCAGAAATCAGAAAAGCATGTCATAACTTCAATACGTTTTGTAGACAACCTAATCTATACCACATGGAGAATACAAATTTGTTCTCCATCGTAGAATCCTACACAGCACCTACTGATATGATAGTTGACGGTATTACCGTTACTAAAGGTACTTGGTTATGTACCGTTCAGGTACACGATGACGTTCTTTGGCAAGATATTAAATCTGGCGAAATCAATGGAGTAAGTATCGGGGCTGTCGCAAGTGTAGAAAAACTAGAACAATAAGGTATACACATGGATAAGAAACCTAAAAGAAAACTATCTGATATTTCTTTTGAAAATGAAGGTGCTCATATTGCCTTAGTTTCAAAACGTATCAACAACGGCCCTGCTAATTTACACGATTATGCAGTGGTACTCAAAGCCAAGAACAATACAACTTCAGATGTTGAATCTGAACAAAAAGAATCTGATAACTCTGCTTTAGCAGTAGAAGTATCTGATACCTCCGATAATATCGTGCACGAGGTTAATAAGTCTGAGGTATCTACCTCTAATTCTAAAAATAAGAAGGAAAAAAGAATGACTCAAAAAGAAGTCAAATCTGAAACTGTTGAAGTTAAGGTTGAGATGGTTGAGAAATCTGCTTTTGAAGAAATCCAGAAAGCTGTTGAAGCACAAAAAGAAGAACTACAGAAAGCTAAAGACCTGATTGCTCAGTTTGAAAAAGAAAAGAAAGAAGCAATTGTTAAATCTAAAACCGAAGTAGTTAAATCTGCTATCAAACTAGATATTAACAAAGAAGCGATTGTCAAGGCTTCGTTGACACTTGAATCTGAAGAAGATTTTGGTGCTTTCGTAAGTGCTATTTCTCAAATGAATCAAGAAGTAGAACGTCTGACAGCTATGGTTCAAAAATCTGCTCTGTTCCAAGAAATTGGTGCTACTACAGACGCTGAAGCTGAAGTTAAAAAAGAAGATGCTGTTACTCGTTTAGTAAAAGCTAAATATCAAAAACAACAATAATAATAAATAACGGAGATTAAATTATGGCAAATCCTTTTGCAACTGAAGCAAAACGTCTTTCTAACGTGGTTAAATGGGAACTAGCTCCTGAAGTTGGTTTCTGCCGTGAGCAAGTAACTGCTTACGAAGCTAGCGCAGCTAGTTATGTACCCGGTACAGTTCTAGGTCGTGTAATTACTTCTGGTACTGCTGCTGCTACTGCCGATTCTGGTAACACTGGTGACGGTGCTATGGGTTCTATTACAGTAACAGCACCTGCTAAGATTGGTACATACCGTCTTATCGTTACTGCTGCTGCATCTAACGCTGGTACTTTCTTGGTTGTTGACCCTGATGGTGTTGCTGTTGGTACTGGTACCGTAGCTTCTGCTTTCTCTGATGGTGGTCTTGCATTTACTCTTGCTGACGGTGCTACTGACTTTGCAGTTGGTGACGGTTTCAGCATTGCTGTAGCAGGTTCATATCGCTACAAAGCATGTGTAGAAACAGCTACTGACGGTTCTAAAGTTCCTGCTGCTATTGCTGTTGCTGAAACTGCTGTTGCTGCTACTACTGCTACTAAAATTGCAGCTATCGTCAAAGGCCCAATGATTGTTTCTAAATCTGGTTTGGTACTCGATGCTACATACAATACTGACGCTGAGAAAACTGTTGTTTATGCAGCACTTGAGAAAATCGGTATTAACTGCGTAGATGCTGTTTAATAAAAATAATAAAAAATAACGGAGAATAATTAAAATGCAAACTCGTAGTTTTGAAAACAACTTTGGACTTACCGATTATACAGAAGCCCTTAACCTCATCCCTAACACATGGGGTTTGGTAAATGAACTAGGTATCTTCCGTGAAGAATCTGTATCACAACACAGCATTACTATTGAACAGAGTGAAGGTACTTTGTCTTTGATCGGTGATACTGTACGCGGTACACGTAACATCGTGAACAAAGACGATACCCGTAAAATGTACAGCTATGCTATTCCACATTTTGCACTAGATGATAACGTAACTCCTGCTGATATTCAAGGTAAACGTGCTTATGGTTCTGCTGATATGGCTGAAACAGAAGCCGCTGTTATCCAACGTAAGCTAGAGCGTATTGCACGTAACCATGCAATGACCCGTGAAGCTGCCCGTATGTATGCTATTACTACTGGCGCAATTTATGCACCTAACGGTACAGTATCTGGTAACTATTATACAGATTTTGGTGTTACACGTAAAGTCAAGGACTTCTTGTTCGGTACTACTACTAGTGAAATCCTTAGCTTTACTAAAGAATGTTTTGACCATGTTCAAGACAACGTTCTAACCGGTGAAGTAGTTTCCGGTGCTGTTGTTCTTTGCAGCCCTACTTTCTTCCGTAAGTTAATCAACCATGCTACTGTAAAAGACGCTTTCAAGTATTACTCTAGCACTCAAGAACCTTTGCGTAATAGCTTGCGTTCTGGTCGTTATGATACTTTCAACTTCGGTGGTGTAGACTTCATCGAATACCGTGGTAGTGTAAACGGTACTGCTTTCATTCCTGATGGTGATGCTTATATGCTTCCTACAGGTACCAGCGATATGTTTATTACATACTTTGGCCCTGCTAACAAGCGTAGTTTGGTTAATACCTTGGGTGAACCAGCTTATGTGTTTGCTTACCCAGACGGTTACGACGAAAATACTCTGTTGCAAAGTGAATCCAATCACTTGCACTTGGTACGCCGTCCCGGTGCTTTGGTTCGTTTGACATCTTCTACTTAATAGTAGTTAGATAAATGATTGCCCCGAAAGGGGCTTTCTAATATAGAGTCTTTACTAAGGGTTCTATATTAGAATATAAACATCTTGAATAAAAGGATAAGCTGATGGCTTTAACTCCAATACAAATTGTCCGATTAAACGTACAAGACAATAACGTAGGTTTCTATTTTCTTAGTGACGATGAGATAGACTACTTACTGACTAAGTATGATGATAATGTAGATCAAGCGTCTATAGAAGCTGCTAGAATCATACTGATGCAGTTATCAGTACGTGGTGATAATACAGTAGATATATTCAGTATTAAGGGTTCTAAAGCAGCAGAATCGTATAGATTAGCATTACAGATGTATCTACGTGACCCGATGCTTAACCCTATTTTGAAGAATACTGGTGCTTACTTTGGTAACGTATCTGTTTCTGACATGCAAGCCAATGATGCAGATTTAGATAACAACACTATTAAGTCTCCTAGTAAGGTTAGTCCTTACTCAATTGATGGTTTCTTTTCTAGTTAAGGGGTTATTATGAATCCTTACTTACTAGCAACTAAACAAGCAGTGTCTTTACACGGTGTCAGTATAGTATACAACTCTGTAACTAACGGTACTTACAGTACATCTACTAAGACTACAACTAGATCGGTAACTTCATATAACCTGAAGGCTTACCCTAAGCAAGAAAAAGCAACACAATATAACTATCCTACATTAGTAGGTAAAGAAGTTATTATGTTTTACGTAGTAAATGATTCACTTTCATTTACACCTAAAGTAGCAGATACAATAACTTATAACAGCAGTGAATATAAGATAGACTCTATTCAAACACACGTAGCTCAAGGAACATTAGTATTGTATCGTATATTAGCAGTAAAGGCTTAGTATGGTTTCTGCTGATATTAAAACTGTTATAAAAGAACTAGAAGAATACAAGAAAACTTTGACTAGAAAACTAGAACATACAGTAAAAGGTTTTGCATACGAACTTACTATGATTGCTTCTAGCAATACTCCAATAGGTAGTGAAGAAGCTATTGCTAATAATAAGCGGTATGCTAAATACTACCATGACCGTATGGTTGCTACTGGATTACCTGAGCAAGTAGGATTTCACAAAGGTGCATGGAGTGCAGACGTTGTAGATAGTTTTGAATTTGAACCTAGTATTTATTCTAATAGTTCAGTAGCTGCTAATGCTAAACAAGGTGTAGCTAGTTATAAACTAGGGCAGACAGTATTTGTAGGTGCAGAAGGTTTGGCTTTTGATTTGTTTGAGAAGGGTAAGAACACTCAATCACCTGAAGGTATTGTGAAACCTACTGAACAGATGATTAAATCAATGTATCAGATTCATTTAGAGAGGTACTTTAACGAGGGTTAGTAATGTCTATATTAAAAGCACAAATAGCAGTAGAGAAGCATTTAGAGACATTATCTCCTTCTTTGCCTACTGCATACGAAGGTGTTAACTTTGAGCCACCTAGTACGATGTATCAACGATTACAGTACATCATAAACTCACCAACAGACCCTACGTTTGGTAAATACTTTCATAGAGAAAACTTACAAGTACAGATATTTGTTTGTGCTCCATTAGATGGTACAGGTACTGGTACAGCAATTCAAAGAGCAGAACTAATAAGAGATCACTTTGAAAAAGGTACTACTCTTACGGAAGATTCTGTTAAGTGCCATGTACTAAGGACTCCACAGATAACAGGGACAATAGTAGCTTCTGATAGGTTAGTAGTACCTATTCTAATACCCCTTACGGTAGAAGTTTACTCATAAATAGTTTTTCATGCAAGCTAGGTTGGCCGACCGAAAAGTATCTCATCAATACCTACTTGTTTTTGATTCTGATGATTCTATGATGAAGGATAGGTATGACAGATTATGAGTATTTCAGTGAATATTTTTACTATAAAGACGGTTTTATTTATTGGAAGAAAACTACTGGTGCGCGATCAAAGCAGAACACAAGAGCCGGTAAGTTGAGAAAAGATGGTTACTATGATGTAGGTTTAAATAAAAAATTGTACCTAATTCACAGGATAGTTTATTGTTTACATTACAAACATTTACCTAAAATAGTAGACCATATAAATCGTGTCAGATCAGACAACAGAGTTGAAAATCTAAGAGAAGCTGATTACAACGAGAATACTTGGAACTCTGGTATTTCTGTGAATAATAATACAGGTGTAAAAGGTGTACGTAAGACATACAACGGTAAATATGAAGCGAGGGTTGCCAAAGGTGGCGTCACTTTCCAAGTAGGTACTTTCAGTTCTCTAGAAGAAGCAAAAAATGCTATTCATAAAATTAGGGAAAAATTCCATGATGAGTATAGTTGTCATGGTTAGTTTTAATTTGCAAATTATAAAATAAGGAAAATAAAATGGCAATTGGAAAAGGCGTGGGAAAGCGGACAGCTTATAAGAAGGAAAGCGGAGGCTGGGGTACAGCAGCAGGTGCTTCAGGTGCTAAAACTATCCGTCGTGTAACATCAGATTTTAACTTAACTAAAGAAGCCTACGAGTCTAATGAGATCCGCAATGATTATATGACAGCAGATTTTCGTCATGGTGTTCGGAGTGTAGAGGGTTCTATCAACGGTGAACTATCACCTACTGCATACTCTGACTTTATGCAGTCTATTGTTGCTCGTGACTTTACTACTGGTGGTTCTACTACTGGTGCTTCTGTGACAATCGCAGCATCAAGTGATTTGTTTACTATTACTCGTGCTTCTGGTAGCTGGTTAT